AAAGCTTCATTACCAACTGCGGTATCTGAGACAGCAACGTTTGCTAAAATTGATAATGATTCGCTAGATACTCCGGAATCACTGACAGAAATATTTGCAAGTATCTGTATTGCTTCAGATCCAAAACCAGTTTCTTGTATAGCAACTTGAGCTAGTATTGATAAAGCTTCGCTACTCATTCCTGCATCTGAAACAATAATTTGAGCCAGTATTGAAAGCGCCTCTGAACCAATTCCGGAATCAGTAATAGTAAAGCTATTTGTAATGCTAATTGTCTCTATGCCAGAACCAGAATCACCCAAAAGAAAAGAGGAGAGTATGGTTATAATCTCGCTACCAATCCCTGAATCCTGAACAGCCAGATTTACCAATATCGAAATGGCTTCACTTGCAATACCGCTATCCGACACAGCTATCTGAGCTAATATACTTATTGCATCACCTGACAAACTTCCAGAATCAGAAATTGCGATGCTTGAAACAACTTGTATTACCTCAGATCCCAAAGCAGTATCCAAAATCGCAAGTTGAGCCAAAACGGAAAGAGCTTCAGAGGCATTACCACTATCCGCAAGGGCAATTTGAGCAAGAAGCGCAATCACTTCAGATCCACTTCCTACGTCTGCAACTGGAATCATCCCTAAAATATTGACGTCATAGGACTCAATAATCAGCCAATCAACAAACCAACTCACATCGTCTTCTGAAGAAAACCCAATCTTACCGGCATTTGGGAAAGTCGTATCATTAAAATCAATATTCCAAGAAGTCGGTTCATTTGTGCCATCAAGCCATATTTTCGCTTTAATATTTGAATTGCGAACTCGAACTCTCACACGGTAATAGACCCCATTGGTGTAAGAAAATGAGACATTACTTAAGTTTGCGACTCCCCAGTTTTCTACTCTGAAGTTTCCATCATTTAATCTCAGCTGAACTCCATAACCTGAACCGTCAGTCGAACCGGTCCTAAATATAAACTGAATACCTTTATTTGTCGTTGGAACTTTGATCCTCATGGAAGCGTCAAAGTCTTTGTAGCTGACATTTTTAGTCAAAACCATTCCACCCCAATTAGGAGCACCCTGAGTTACAGGATCAAGTTCACCATTCGCAACTTGCCACGTTCCTTGATCTTGATCCCACCCTGAAATTGAATTAAATTGTTCAAGGATTAACAGCGGCGCAATTGCATCCCAACCTAAACCGGATTCACTTAAAGCAATTATGCTTTGTATTGAAACCGCATCCAAACCAGAGCCTGTATCTGATAAATCAACAGTTATAAATGTAGCTGGTGGAGCGGCGTTTTTAAAAAATGGTGATCGAAATTGTAAAAATGACATATTATCTTGCTATTCCAGGCGCAAATGGCCTTGGTCTTGTCCTCCCTCTGTTTGGCATAGTAAAAGGATTCGGATCCATGTAGCTTGCGTAGTGGAATGTTAAGTTTTCACCAAACCATGAGCCGTTATTTGTAATTTCAGCATTTCCTGAAGCAATTCCATGACAATCGCGATAGTCATCAGAATAAACCCCACCCGAGAATGGAGCTAAGTAAAAACAATACTGCTTTCCCGCCTGAAGTCGGAGAGGAACAGGTAAATCATACACTCCGTAGGTCGTCAGTTGAGCTACAGGAATAATAAAGGAATAAAGTTCGCTTCCTACAGCGTGTTCTGGTAAACCTGAAATTGTGCTGTCAAAATATATTTTAATGTCATTTGAACCAACATCTCTTGAGAATCCAAATGAGGTCAAGAAGCCTGAAATCGCAGGTGTAAATAAACCGCCTCTGTATTTCACACCGGCAGCTTCTCCAAATCCAAAATTTGCTCCTTCATTGTCTTGGTGTTGATCTAAAATTCCTTTTGCCATATTACCCAGACCTCCCCATTCCGTTACCTACTTTTACGTTTGGTGGTAAATTTCCAGGCTTATTTGTCGGAATATAATTAAAGTTGTCGTAAATAACCTGTGTTGAGCTTGCCTCTGCCTGCCATGTTCCCGCTACAGCTTCCATTCTCAAAAGGGTAATAGCAAAAAGATTTGCGACAGTCTCACTTGTAAACTGAGTCCAGGTAATTCCATCTCTTGAAGTTTCCCAATAAACAACATTGTTTTCTTCACGAATCCTGAACCAGACATGAACATTTGAGGTATAAGTTGCAGTCGCAATATTTGTAGAAGTTCCAGCTACTTTTTTAACCGCATAAATTGTTCCGCCTGAAATAAGAAAATAGATTGTATTATTGGTATCTTTAACAAGCTGGACCGGATAGCATTCAACCGAAATTAATGACTGGTTTCCTGCGTCAATAACTCGTGTTGTATAAGAAGAATCAACCAAAGAACTATCTGGCGCTGAATCGAAGCCATGATATTGGTTACTTCCTGAAGGAAGCGCGATATTTAGCTGACCATTAGTATAGGTAATCTGACCAATATTAAATTGCCCGACCCAAGAGCCAGGATTTTGATATTGTCCATCCCATGTTTCCTGTAATGTATGTAATTTAGGCATATTATCTTATTTTTTCTCCTGTAGACATTCCGTCACCGACTTTTACTTGCTGGTGATTATTAAAACGAGTCGCCCATAAATCTTTTGACATTTCAAACCAAGGGTTTAAGTCGGTTGTGAGTCCTGAAGTCATGGCAAAATCTCCGCTTGTAGAGTTATTCCCAAACCTTAAACTTGCGGTTCCGCTTGCTGTCGGAGCAGTAGCATGAACTCCGACTTCTATAACAATTCTGTCTCCTGGCTGAGTTTGAAGTGCAGTGATATTGACAGAATTCATAATTCTTGTGGCATCTGAGCCGGAAGCCGGAAATTCTGAATCAATATTAAAATTAGAATAAAGTGTGCCTCGAACTATACTTCCATCTTGAGACACCACTTTAACAACAATCGCCAGAGAAGCGTTTATTGTGGCGGCACTCTCTACACAACGAACAATTGCCGAAATTGTATCGGTAGTCTTAAAATTAGTCGGGGGAATAGGAAGAGAGACAAATTGTCTTGCTAAAATATCTTGAGTAGTAGTAATGGGAACTGTTATTTGTTTTCCAGTCCTGGAAGTTGCTACGTCGAGTAGAAGCTTAGGGATTAAGATCAACCGGTCTGCTTCACCGGTTTGCTCCCAGCCCGCATCAAAAGCGGGTGAGATATTTGGAGCATTTCCGGAAGATGGAAGATAAAATCGTGTCATACATATGTTTAGTTAAGTGCTTCAAGCAAATAATTCATTCCCGTTATCGTGTTTCCTGAATTGGCAACCGAGAATTTAGCGGTCAAAGCAAGAGCTGTATCGGCTGTAAGATCGACAGTAACAGCAGCGGGAGTATTACCGGAATTTCCCCCAGCGCTTCCCATAAATTCAGGCTGAATAACAGATTTAAATGCCAAATCAGCGAGTCCCATTGCCAGAAGGGAACCGGATACACCATTTGCTCTTGTAACAATCTCCAAAACAATGCGAAACATAATATCTGTTTGGGCAGTAGTATTTAAATTGATTGTGGAGGTTTGAGCGAGAATGGTCCCGGCAACTCCACCCCATCTGAGCGCAAAGACGATATTTCCGGGTGTCGTAACAATATTTGAGAGCTTTCCTTGCACAGTAAGACGTAATGTTCTCCCGTCTTGAAGAAAGTTTGCCGGAATAGTTACGTTAGGAAAAAGAATAGTTTCAGTAGTGGTGTTTGCGATAGCTGCACCATTTGCGACTGCCCATGTTAATGTTTCGTTCCAAAATTGTCTCGACATATTAAGAAAGTGTTATATCTAGTGTTAATTGCCATGTTTGGCCGGAGGTTTTTGTTCCTTGAGCGGAAACTTTTCGGTTTAAGTTTTTGAGTGGTGTTGAACCATTATCAACTGAGAATTCCTGCCAGGCATAATTTGCTTCAGATGATCCAAAAGTAGCGCGAAAGGTTATTTTTTGAGATGTTCCATACGTAGGATAGGAAGCATCCATTGCTTTGTAGAGCTTATTTGTAGCAGCCTGTAGGTCAGTCTGTGTGGCTACTTCGCCACTTGTAGAATCTCCAACGCCAAGACGAGCATTTGCGTTGTTAAAAGCTGTCTCAGATCCACCGGCAACCAAAGTCCAGATTGCATTAATTCCTTCATTGAGTAGCAAATTTCCCTTGATTTTTTCTATGCCGACGTATGATTCAATACCATACTTCTCAATAAGTGCCAGTTTTGACATACCAGATTGCATATCAGCCTCAGCTTGTTCTTTTACTTCAGGAGCAAAATTCCATTTATCAATGGTCCAGAGTGTCTTATAAAAAGCTTTATCATGGATGTTATACCCTCGACTGACGCCGAGAGAATCAAAACCCTGTCCTGTTTCGTGTGGTATAGGATTCATATTATTTATTACCCTCCATTGCCTTTTTTATTTCCTCAAGTTTTGCAACCATTTTTTCAGCCTCTTCTTTCGGCACTTGGCGATATGCTCCGACAGCCGGATCATAAATCTCGACAAGTCCCTGAGATTCGAGAATATCTTTATTGGTTAAAACCTTTTTGGCTTCTGATTTTTTCTGTTTATCTTCCATAGCTACCCTTCTGCACCATTGTATTAAGATGAATAAGCGAACTTATACATTTTTATTTCTTTTCAGGTGCGTTCTTTGCCATTTTGTCTACAACAGGTGAATCAACAGATTTTGTCTCATCAGTTTCTTCTTTTTTGGTTTCTTCCTCTTTTTTATTTTCTGATTCTTTTTCAGTCTGTTTTTCCGCTTTGTAAGGAACAGCTGCGTCAGCATCGAAAGCTGCTTTTGCTTCCTCATCAGTTAGCCCAGCAATATCATCTATTGCATAGACTGAGAATGGTTTTGTAAATTTAACTACTCGCGTCATATTAATTCACCTCCTTTTTTAAAATACTTTTCTTTTGCCTGACTCTTAAAGTAGTGCAATCTCCCAAAGCACTTCTAAGAGGCAGAGCAGAAGCAAACTATTACTTCACTGCTGTCAATTTGACAAACGGATCGGTTAAACCGAGCTGTCCATCAATACGTTCAATCACTTTTACAGCAACCTGATGGTTTTCAAACGTTCCAGCACCTTCAGTTGTCGATTCGATAGTCATCTCCTGTCTATCTCCAATGAGATAGTAAGCAAGATCACCGAAGAATATTTCAGATTCATTCGTTCCAGCGCCTAAATTGGTTGGAATATCATTTTCTTCAACAACTGGTCTTCCCAAAATCGTCGCAGGCGCGTCTTGGAATCCGTCGGTCCAGATATAACGACCGTTAGAATCTTTAAGCAACCTAATCAATCGGATAACGTTGTTATGCAGTACCCATGTTGATTGATTTCGATATTGAGAACCAAGTGTATAGAACAATTTGACAAGATCATCAGCAGCTAAACCAGCCGCAGCTTGTGCCAGTGAAGAAAGCGTGTACTGACGAATACCTTTCGGTTCGCCGGTACCAGTTCCAGTCATGAACTTCTTATCCTCTTCCAAAGCAAACTTTCGACCATACAGCCCAGCTAAGAAATCCATAAGATTTACAGCAGAATCACCAAATAACTCGCGGCTCATTTTTGATAAACCGGTAAGCTTATTGGTGTTAAGCGTTGTGTTGCCAAATGTCGGATTGGATTCAGTAAGCGCAGCATTCTCAGCAGCCCAGTAAAGGGTTACTGCATTTCCCTCAGATGGAACATCCATCTTGTCTCTTGTCATTGGGAAAACAGTTGCACGAGGTCTGATTACAGCCGCGACATCTCGTTTTGCTATAATCGCCGATTTAAATTCATTCGGGACCAGGTATCCACCATCAGCAGATGTTCCTTCGGAAAGAGCTTTTGCAGTAACACTATCGTTGTCGATAATGGCTTTCAAAAACTTTTTAACTTTTTCCTCTTTGGTAAGATTTTCTAAACCTTCACCATTCGGATCATCTTTTGAAGGAAAGACACCATGTTTTCTGTCCACTTTATCAAGTCCCATCTCACGGATTTTTTGATCCATTATGTCTGAGAAGAACTTTTGAAACTCATCCATTGTCATTACTTTTTGATTTGCATCCATATTTATTTCACCCCTTTCTCTCCTATAACGATTGGTACACGGGAGTCTTCGGGTACTATGCCCAGTTCTCCGTCGTTGACCTTGCGTCTTAAATCGCGTAACGCAACACCGGCCACTTTATCAATGGCCTTGAGTGCCTCCGCAAGGTCTATAACCACTACTTGGTTGCTATTTGAAACTTCCTTTGGCTCTTTCTCTGAAGCGTCCATCAGAGCCTGAAGTACCGATTGGGTATTTTGAAGCGAGGATAAGCAGTCAGTAACAAGTTTTCGGTTTTTCTCGGATAATACTCTTCCTTCTTTTACTTCTTTATAAGCGTCTTGTAATTCGCTTAAATAATCTAAAGCTTTTTCTTGTCCTTTAAATTCCAAAGTTTTTTCATCTGCAAAATGCAAAACAAGGGTATTTGTTTCCTTATTTACTTCGATATTAGTAATTTGAGGATTTTCAATGTTTTTTTCAGGAACTTCTACATTTGAGGTTTCCGGTGCTTTTGGCTCTTCTTTTTCCGGTTTGTCCTCTTGGATTTCTTCCTTCTCATCCTCTTTTTTCTCAGCAATATCTTCCTCTTCTTTAAATTCGCTCATTGCTTTTTCTAAAGGCTCGACATCAACGCCTTTAGATCGCAAAAGTGTCAAAGCTTCAGGATTATCAGGAACTAATACGGCTGAATACTCTAAAAGTTCCCATTCCTGGAAATCTCGCCCGCCATCTTCTTTATCTACCCATTTTTTGGGAATAAACCCGATAGACCAAGCGTTCATAAATCCGCCTTTGTACATTTCATAGAGCTGATCAGCGAGGGGATAGACACCTTTTGGAGTAAACTCAACTTTGGCAATAATTCCTTCAGTTACTTTTTGAATATCAACTGTTTTTCCAATGGAGAGTCCGGAATAATTATGACCAAAAGCGACAACAGGATTTTTAACATAGTTATCAAGCTGAACGCCTTCAGCTCTGACAATATCGCGGGACCGATCAGGAGTAGATGTTGAAATCTTTACTACAAGCGTTCGGTCTTCGCCGTCAGCGACTTTTGTTTCAGAAGCAAGATATGTTTTTCTTAGAATTTTTCCCATAGTTGTATTGGTCCTAAAGCATTGTATTGATCAAATAATGAATTGTTATACATTTTTAATTGCCTACTTCAGGAACTAAGGTACATCGACAATTCGGGTGAGCCGGAGGAGCACTATGACCGGATGAAAAAGAAGCGTTTAAAGGGATTGCGCCATCTTGGACATTTAATTCGCAAAGTGGATCAGGAGTAGAGGCACTAAGCCAACTTTTCATACTGACAATACTGGATTGTCTGTATCCTTCCAGAGATCCTTCAGCATAACCACCAATGACTTCAGTCCTGGCAATTCGCAGTGCCCGCCATTCAGATTGTTCATCAAAAAATTCCGCCAGATTGTTTGTAATATCATTTACTCCCAATCCTTCTTTAACATCTGTTGTGATCCGTACTCTCATTTCATCTCTCAGTGTTCCGACAACTAATTTTGCCTGGGACAAAGCATTTTCCCGAAGCCATGAAACAGCCCGTTCATGGGTAACATCAAAAGGAAGATCTATTTCAAGATTTGTCAAAGCGAGCTTACCGGCTCGAACATATGAGGTTTCAAGTGTTTCTTTATTTGCGTCTTCTAGCTTTGAAGTGAACTCTTCATCAAATGTTGGACTTACTTTGTCTATTAAGTCTTCATCTTTTGTGCCTTTTCTTGATTTTTTAGTTTGCAGTGCTCTTACTACCCTTGCTTTCTGGTCCAGAAAAATACTTTTATAAACCTGCGTTCTTTCTGTTATTTGACCTTCAATAAACCGAACACGCTTTTCAACTTCTGCGCTATCGTCTTTGTTTTCTTTTACAATACTGACTAACTCTTTTTGGCTATTAGAATCTTGCCCAGTCTTTTTAGGAATACTGATCGGCAGTAAATTAGCTGGAAGATACACAACATCTCCTCCGTCAACAGCATCACGCCCCTCTTCTTCCCGGACTTCATTAATTGTTAAGTATCCGGCTCTGAGTCCTGTTTCATTAGCTTTTAATTTCAGCTCGATATTTTGAGGAGTCGGATCAGTAAAAGCAAACCGGTATTCTTTTTGATCGAGTCCAAATAAAGGCAGATAGAATTCATTGAGCCGATCCACAATAAATTCCATTCGAGGTTTGATTACTCGTTTTGAAAATACATATTCTGTCGCTTCAGCGTTTGCCCGGTTTACATCTTCAGTAATGCCGAGAATTGTTTTTGGAACTCTAAAGATTCCCATAATTTCATCTCTGGTGAATTTTCGCTGTTCCAGAAACTCCATATCTTTTTGCGAAAGCTGGACCGGATTGAAGTGAAGTCCACCTTGAAGAATCGCCAGTTTATGAGCATTATCAACACCTTTATACCTTGAATCCCATTCAGCTTTGATTCTTTCCATCTGTTCTTTCGTGATGGTTCCGTCTGTCTCAAGCGTTGCCGAAGGCATAGCGGAGTTAAAGAAAAAGTTTCGATTAAATTGGGCAGAATAGGTATCAATATCAATTGCCAAAGCAGCCGCTTGAACAGTACCCATTCCTCTGTATTTGCTTAATGGATTAAACCGCTTAAAATGCAAAACATCTTCTG